CTTACACGTTCGTTTCTCATGTTTGTGCTTTGGTATGCTGGTGTTGAACCCTCATCTATCTCTTCCATAGCCATGCTTGGCTTTGAGACGGTGATATCAATATCTCCGCCAGTTTCTGTCTGCATTGATTCACAAAACAATGATATTGCAGGTAATGAAGTTGTCTTATAATCTACAAGAGCATCTTTAAAATCTACTATAACACGTTGTGCTGCAGTGCTTGTGTAACCATCACCTGCGGATGCGGATGATAGTATTCCTGTTTTTGCTGTTACCATATTTTATCTCCTTAGTGTAAAATCACTTTACAAAGTTCCCCTGCTGCTACGTCCTCTAGAGTTACACAAGCCATTAGGTTTGCTTCTCCAGTTCCTGTATGTGCGATAACTTCTCCTACGTTACTTGCATCTACCATACATATTTGCCCTGCTGCTAGGTTAGTATTTTGTACTACTCGTACAATACTTCCTCTTCCACTAATTACGTTGACATATTCACCGCTTGCTGCACCATTTAATGCTACACCAATAGATGGAATAACTGCCGTAGTAGTAGGTTTTACTTTACCGTCAGTGTGGACCATTAACAAGTCCCCAGCTGTAACGGTAGCTGTTGCCACAAATGGTAAGATACGCGCTGGCGCTCCACCATCATTTACTAATATTTCTGTTGCCATATTTTATTTTCCTTAGTTTTTGTACCCGGCAAATTTAATTTTACCGTTTTCCATCGCAAACATGCGTGGGGTCTCATCTTCTGCCTCTACAGGCTTTTCTTCAGCATCACGGGCTTTACCCTTTCCAAAAGTTCGTTCTGAATCTTCTGGTACTGGTATAGACTCCATTGCGATACTGTATCCTTCTAGCTTAACTCCATCCCATGAAGAAAGTTCCTCCACACGAGCATCCTTGTTGTCCTCTTCGAGTTTTCCAAGAAGTGCTTCTTTCTCTAGTATAGTATTTACGAATGAAAGTTTTTGAGTTTTGAGTTCTTCCTCTTTTCTTTCTTCTTCCATTTTTTCGAAATTTGCTACTAAAGCAAGTGCTTCCTCGTGCTTGGTATTTAATTCTTCGTAAGATGTAGTCATTTCTTCTAACTGAGATTTCATAGTTGCGAATGCACGCTCTGTGATGTTCTCAGCATCTGTTTGTTTTACTTCTTCTTCAGCCATATTTTCTACCTCGCTGTTGTTCCCGTGTGTTTCACAGGCACACGAATCTTCCTCATGGCCGCCACAGGCGCCTCCACAATCAGATTCCTTTTCACCGAATTCACGGTGTTCGCTGCATTCCTTTCCATCTTCAATTGTACATGATTCACAAACGGGGGTTCGGGTTTCATTATCAATGAAACTTACCTCGATAGGACGAATGTCCGTAGCAAAGGGTTCTCCTAAAACATCGACGTCTTTAGAAAACCAGTCAATACTTACATGTGTCATATCGCCGTTTTCCAACTTTCCTAACACTTCACTTGTTTTAGCACTATCTTTAAAGATTTGTGCTAACATTTTAATACCAGTTTTGCCATCTTCCAATTCGATTAATTCTGGGTTGATAGCCTTGCCAATCAAATCTTCTTCGGTTCGCTGGTGATTAAAGTAAACTGGAAGCTCACTAAATGCTTCCAAATTATCCTTTAGAATTGTAGGTTCTATAAAAACTTTCTGGTCACCATCTTCATCATGTACTCCTGATGTTATGGCTATGACCGGATAGTCAATAGTTTCTTTACCTATATTTAAAGGTTCTGCTATTTCTAGAGCAAAAGTACGTTTCGAGGCTTCTGAGGTACCATTGGTAACTGCGAATTCCCTAACTGTACCTTCATCAACTCTCATACGGCAAAGTTTTGCCGCCATCTCGTCATATTTATCTACACCCCTTTTTTTAAGGATAGGTGCGACATCTATAACACAGTTCTCATATGCGTAATTTTCGCTCATTCTTTTCTGTCTCCTGTTAGATTTCTATTTTCGACACGTTCTGATTCCTCAGACTTGTCTTCGTCTTTACCTCCAGATAAGTTAGCATTTTCAGCTGTAGGCTGTTGCTCAACTATACCTTCTGGGTCTAGACCTCTTTCTAATCTTACTTCACTAGGTGATAGAACACCTTCTGAAAGATATATCATATCCGTCTTAGCTTTAGTGAATGAATCACTAACATTAATTTGACGGAATGAAAACTTAGCGGTGCCGGATTCTAATTGCGGCATGAGTTGTGAATTAAGTGCAGCTTCCACAGCACTTTGTAAATGTTTAACATAAGGTTCAAAAATAGCACGTGCTTGTTCGGGTTTATCAAACATTGTTACTGGAACCTTTAAAGCTATGTGTATTTTCTTTAGAATATCATCTGTATATTTACCATATTCAAACGCTCTTTGTGTACCTTGTAATTCTTTGATAGTTATATCATTACCGTGAATAATATCTTCACCGGGTTCTAAGGTATTGAACGCTGATACAATTTCATTAATTTTGTCAGGACCATAAGGCATATCGGGAAGTCCAGCACTAATATCAAACCTACTAGTAGCGTATTTATTGAGAGCAGCACCAATATCCCGTTCTGCATAATCTTTAAGGTCAACCAAATAAAGAACTGGATGGATGTCACTAAGACCATAAGCGTAATCATCAAAGGCATTGTTTTTAAATTCGATAATCTCATTTTCTTCAAACCTCACACTTTCTTTATCGTCTCCTAAATCTTGATAATAGTACATTATCTGCCCATTATCGTCTCTTTGTACGAAAATATTCTGGGAAGAACGTAAAACTAGATTGTCTCCAGTATATTCTAGATATGAAGTTCCGAATATTCTACCATTACGTAACCAAGAATATATTAATTGGTCAATATTAATCTCATCAAAGAAATTAGTAATAACCTCGCGCTCTACTTCGTCGTCAGTTACTATATCGTAACCATCTTTTGCAGCATATATGCAGGGTAAATCAATTAAAGTCCTTATAATTGGGTCAGAAAGATACACATTCATGTACGTTCTATAATCTCCAACTTGTGGTTCTTTATTTACACCACCTCTAAAATTACCCCCACTATTATTTTGAAGCTTAATACGTTTAATAACTCCAGCTCCAAAACTTCTTGGTTCGTCTTTGTTGTATGGTGGGTTAGACCCTACTGTTGCAAATGTTCGTTTTCGCCCAAAAAAGGGCAAATAATCTCGTAAAGGCATGGCTATCAATAACTATAACGCGATACCAGTATATAAAGGTTTCGCTCAAATACCACCGGGAGCTCCCTTATTTAAACTATTTCTACCTCTTCTAGAGGTATATAAACCTTGCCCTGTCCATCCAGCACTGTTTTTATTAATACTCCTTTTAGAAGGCATTGAAACGCTAGAAAATGTACCAGACGAAGGTAGCATAGATAACGCTGCATGTAAAGCTATCGCTGTACTATCACAGTAATCGTCATGTTTACCACTAGGGGCTGATATTTTCTCTGTTTTGTCAGCTGCATCCATAGTATATTCTAAGTCTACATGCTCTCTGTACCATTTATTAACTAATTTTGCTTCTGCAGGCTCCAAATCTTCCGGATGTGGTACCCAAACTTGGTCTTTTTGTAAATATGATACCATATCTCTATAAACTTGTGTTTTTGTACCCTTTGGACCTCCTGTAAAAACGAATGGTATAAAATGTATACCATACTCTATACACGCCACCCTTATATCTTGTTCAATCGCTCCACCAATACCTGTAGCATCAATAATAAGCTTACTAGCACCATAACTATGAGCAATATTAACGATACGCTCACGTTGGTATGGAATATCATGTCCACCAGTCTTAGGACTAATTTCTTCCAAGTAAATAAGTGTTGCAACGTTCTGGGTATCGGATTTTGCGGTACTCCAAACACTAATAACAGTGCTATTAACGGATTTACCAATATCCACACCCACAACACAGTTATCAACTGGCGTTCCGGCTTCGAGAAATCCAATTCCTCTTCGGAATGAACTTCGTAGTAGTTCGGGATTGAAGATGTTGGACGACGACTCGACGAACTCGCACTCATATTCTGTCCTCCAATATATTGAATCTTCCCCCCATTCCATCATCTTTGTGAGCATATCTTCCTCTGTATAAGGTGGGTCGTACGCTCTTCCTCGCTTTACAGCATCTTTCCATGTGTAATGTAATCGTGTAAAACTTTCTGCATAAGCATCATCGTACAGATAACGATACATGTGATTTTCTTTTGATTTTGGAGTCCCTAAGTTAATGAATGGCGCGGTGTTAGATATAATCGATGGTTCTACATTGTCTATAAATAACTTGTCACTTATTAACGGACTCTCGTCCACTATTAGAAAAGTTGGGTGTTGTCCACGTATAGCTTGCCCCTGATTAGATGCAGCTATAGGAGCTCTACGAAGCACCGTACCTCCCTTCATTGTGATATTTGGCTTATTATGGAACCTATAATGGTCCACTAAGCCGTCTAAAAAGGCATTATCTGCGAAATGCCTATAACAGTAATTAAATATCAGTGCTGCTTGGTCCTCAGATGGAGCCAAGACAAAAATTAAATCTCTGAATCTCTTAAAGAACATGTAGATACATACAGCTACCGAAAGAGCATAGGATTTGCCTGAGCCCCGTGGAGCCAGAATAGCTACTTTACGATGCTTAGTACTATCTCCGTCAGGATATGTTAGAGATTCAACAACAATATCCTCTTGCATAGGTCTAAGTTTAAGTGGACGTCTTTTATTATCTATTAGATAGGATTCACAAAAAGCTCTGACTAATAAAGTCATTTTCTTTTTATTATGGCGACACTTTTCGAATATTTCTTCTAATTGTAACGAATCATGAGCCGCTAAACCGCTAATCGCTGCGTTTAACTTCTTCTGCTCGTTCTTTATCGGTGTCTTCATCGTCAAATAATCCCTCTAATACTTTAGAAAAACCTTCAGTATTCTTTTCCACTAAAGTTGGTACTTCTATGTTTAGCGCTTTAAACTCTGTATGTATGTCACGAACGACTGCGTTTCTTTGTCGCAATAACTCTGTTCGAGCGTTAACATCCCTAATACATACAAGAATTTCTTCCCACAAAATATCTTCAAGAGCAAGATTGCGCGCCAGAAGACGGACAAGTTCTTTATGACGTTCATATTCCCCTTCTCCGACTCGCTGACGTAATCTTCGCTCGTATCCTTCGACGTCCATTACTTGGCTTCGTCGATTGCGGCCTTAACTTTAGATTTGACTAGCGCTGCAAGTTCATCATCTTTTTCATCCCAAGCTGTAATTAATACATTCTTGACTAAAGAGTCTTTAACGTGCTTTTGTGCAGTCTCGTCCATTTTTTCAAAAACCTTTTGTTGGGCTTTTGTTAGATTCTTATCAAGTAACCCATTTAACTCAGCTTCATTATTCTTTATATATTTAAAGACTAATTCTTTGACTGCTGGTACTGTATAAGCAATATATGCGCCCATACCTAGTACTACAGCACATAAAGCCATAAGTAATGGTTCGTCCATGATAATATCTAATAGACCTGATTCAGTTACAGTATCGATAAGAGCTGTTACGTTTCCGTCATCAGCAGTATTATTGTCTCCTGCTGTCATGTTGCTATTATCGGCTGTGTTGTTGCTTGTTTCGTTTGCCATTGGTTATTCACCTGCTTTAATATAATGTCATAGCACTATATAAAGCTTTCGTTGTGTGGCCCCATAAGACGCATACTGCGTAATGTCCTGTGGGTTCGTGGTCTTTCTAGAGGCCACATTATACTTACACCATCTAGGTATATAAAGATTATGTTAGTCTTTACATTTTAGACAGTATTTTGTACCATCATATAGATACCCTATTGCGCGACTGTTACATATTAGACATCTATTCATAGTTTCTCTCTTATTTCTTCTTTAAGGTAACGCTTGACTCTATCTTATGCTCTTGTTCTTGAGCTTTTGATTCAATCATTTGAGCTTGTTTCTGACTTGCATCGTTATAATCTATAACAGCTTGTGCTTTTACCTTATAAAATGCTGTTTTCTCTGCTTGTTCTTGTTTCCATACATCTAAAGCATCTTTGATAATTAGAAGAGCTGGCCCACCTAATATAGCTATCAAAGTTGTATATGCTTCAATATTCTCAAGAACAGCTGAGTTATTAAGTCCCGTATGTATAACGAAACCTGCAAACCCAACCCAGAGTAAAACTAAAGGTACAGCAATCATAAACATAAAAATATCGTTAAACGTTATTCCTTCACTTGCTTCTTTACTCATATATTCAGTCCTCCTTTTCTGTTTTATTTCCTTCGACTTTGTTTTCGGAATTTCTATCGGTTTGGGAATGATTGTTGGTGTTGTGGATATTAATAAATTCATAATGCGGCGTGCAACTTGAATTAATACCATAAAAAACATAATAAGAGCACAACCTGCCATGGCTATTCCCATATATGTTAATATATCTATTGCGTCCATTAATCATTCTTCCTCCTCAAAATTCTCCTCAAAATCATCGAGGGTGCTTTCCCTTAACATTGCTTTTAAGTCATCCATTTCTGATATGATTTTAGATAGCATATTGGTAAGTACAAGCATTTGGTTTGCCTTCACTCCTCCTCCAAAAGTATCTCTTCTATATAGAAATACGTTACATATTCGTACATTCCGTCTTTATCCCAGTCTGCGTATAAGTTTACATATACCATATACCATCCAGTATAAGGTTCCGTGAAATATTCTGGGCCTGATGTAAGTTTATACTCGTCCGCTTCCCATCCTGTTACATTATAATAATGGTCAGTATACATATAACCATTCCACACTGTTTCATTATCTACTACTTTTATATGACCAACGTCAAAAGTTACCAACACAGGTAAAGCTTCTTGGTCACAATCAGTATCGATATCTACTGTGATATTAAGTGTGTTATCTTCTCTGGAATAGTTTTGGTATTGCATACCATTATAAAAATAAGTTGCATTAGGAGTACAATCGTACTCTTCATACTCACAAGAGCCGTCATCTTCCTCAGCTCTATCGTTATAGTTGTTAGCATCTATATCCATACAACCATATACTGTGTTATTAGTTTGTGTTCCGTTTCCTGTGCCGTTATCTATCGGTCCGCCAATAAACTGACACCTACCATTATCATGAGTAGCTTGTGAATTATAATTATCAGCGTCGGGGTTAGTACATCCATAGATAACAGGAAGAGGGAATATACAACTACCATTATCGAAAGTTGCATCACTTTTATAATTAATAGCTGAAACGTCCATGCATCCACCCTTTGACACAGGCTCTTCCTCTCCTCCGAAAATATCTGGTATGGCACCTAAATCGCCTCCACCACCAAAGAAAGCAAGTATTAAAACTGTTAGAATTGAACCTAATTTCTTTCCTAATTTAGTTTCACCTAGTTTATCTCCAGCTTTACCGATAGTTTCGAATAATCCTTCTTCATCATCATCGGGTTTCCTACCTCCTAAGACTAAAGCGTCTCGTTCCTCGTCAGAAATCACAGAGATGGCCCCATAATCGTTGCGCGCCATGTGTACCTTTAACACATCGTAGTATATAAAGGTTTCCCTGCTGAAGCATTATTCAGAGTATCTTAATATAAACCAAAACACACCTGATAGTAATGTTAGACTTATTACAGCAGCAACTGCATTTAATAGTTGTGCATCAATCATCCCAAACCACCTTCCCTTTTACCATCCCTTCTTCTTCAGGTATTTCGGTGTGTGCTGTGAATTCATCTTCTGATATAAATACATTTTCAGACTTAGCGTATGATTTTTTACTACGTTTTTTACCTTTCCATTCGAATTTTGGTATAGTTACGTCACAAGTACCACCATTTCCTTTGTAAAATGAACACCACTTACATAAATTCTGAGGTTTTTGCTCATATGCATCCTCTTCTTCCATTCTTTCTTTTAAACAATCGTGTACAAACATGATGATTTCTTTCGCTTCGTCTAAAACGCCTTGGTTCACTTTAACATAAAACGTGTCATCGAACCGCAAATAGTTAACACCAACGAAATTAGGCATCTCTCCCATCTCTAACGTGTACAAAAACGCATAAATTATCAACTGTCTGTAGTAATCTTCAGGTAAATAAGGCCCATAACGCTTCGAAGTTTTGTAATCTAGTAAAGTCGTACCACCATCAAAGTCATTACAAACAGCATCTACGATACCAATTATGGCATAATCGTTAGATTTTACCCACTTTTCAGCATATTTAGGCGCAACGGAGTTCCAAGCTTGGTATTTTGACTTATAAATCTTCCAATCCACCATCTCATTAAGTTTTTTATCAACGGACTTAACAAAATTTAGTAAAATATCGTGTGTTTCGACCTTCATTGCTGCTATTTCCTCTTCAGAATGCAATTCCTTTAACCACGCCTTAGCCGCAATCTTCTCTTCCCAACCGGCCACAAACTCTTTTTCCATCCATTTGAACGGACTACCATCTTCCCACTGTTTAAACGTCTTAAATTTGGACTTAAACAAGTCCTCTAGAATTTTATGGACTAAAGTCCCCCTGAAAAGATGGATAGTCTTCTTTTCGGGAATCTTAGCGATGTATTTATAATAAAATTCTCGCGGACACTTCATATAGGTATTGATTTTAGAAGGACTTAACCTCATAAAACTCGGTTCCCAACCTTCTACTGCCATGCTGCATCCTCCACTGAAGTAAATACGCTAATTTCACGGCTCTCTAAGGCTCTACTAGGCATCTCGCGAGCTATCTTGAGCAGAATAAGGTATCCAATTAGGTCATCTAACGTATCCTCAGTTGCATCATTGAGCCCACAGTTCGCAATACGGCTCAACTTATCGTCAATTCGAGCACAAATCGCGGCTGCATTATCTAACTTAGAAAAGACGTTGATAGGCTCTACTGCACTATTACCATATTTCAGGTTCTTTTCCAAGAGTAAAGTT